CTAAGGTAGCTGCTTTTTACTAAACCCATGAGCGACAACAACCAGCCCAAAAGCCCAGATACCAAGCAAAGCCAAAAACTCATATGGGTATTCCATAATCAAATCAATCATTGCGACAACCTCCTACAAGAAGCAATACCAAAAGAAATATGCACACGAAAACAAAGCCTTCATAAACATCAAAAATCCATTCCATAAATTAAAATCTCGTGTGAACGTGCCAAAGATTAGCTGTATACATGTTCCGCTTCCTCACTCTCAGACGCTGCGCTTATTCGAGCTGCGGCGAGCGGTCATATCTTGATAGGAATATTCTGCTGCAATATATCCGAAGGTTTCTCACGCTGACCGCAAGTCATGATGCGCTTAGTCTCTTCCCAAGTAACCTGATACACGCACTCACCAAGTACCTTGAAGTCATACCCGATATTGACCAAATCCAGATGCTCAAAGCTGAACAACTTATCTGTCCCATCGTAAACATCGATGTAAATCTTGTAGAACGTCAAATCTCGATCTAACTCAGCGTAATCCTCAAGATACTTTGTGTAAGCAATTTGCTTTGAATATCCCGTAATGTAGAAGTCAAAATCTTCAAGTGGTCCAAAACCTGAAACCTTCTTTTTGGTTTGCTTTTGCGTTCCGTTTGGTGACGGCGTTCCTTCAGGTACTTGAACTTGTGTTTGTTGAGTTTGCTCAGGAACTGGCTTTGCTGGTTCCTCACCACCTGACCACCAAGCCCAGATATTAAACGGCAAGCCGACACCTAAAAGTAAAGCCGTTCCGACTACCGGCCAACGCTTCCAGAATGGTCGAATGTCCTTTGCTTGCGCTTCCATTACTTCTTTATTGGATTGCGAATGGCTTTTGTAGAATGGAAAGAATTCAGACTTGTAAGATCGAACCGCAGTGTTAACCACCTCACCATTACAGCCATCTTGCACTTTTTTAGTGTAAGACTTATCCGACCCCATAGCCGTGTTCTTTGTGCATCGATACGTGACCTCAACCATATCCTTAATGTCTCGATGCAATTTGCGCAGGTTCTGAGTTAGAAGAATGATGTCGACACCGTAGTGACGGTGTATCGAATACCACTCAAGAATAGGCGCAGGCAAACCACGACTAGGCAAACTCATATGTGCTTCATCAACAACATACAACGGACCCTGACCGTTTTCATTACGCCATTCATCTGAGTAATCTTCAATCTGACTGAATGGGCGACTTGTAGAGCCGAAGTCAGTTAATCGCCCATCGACAATCTTAATAAGCTCCCTAACCTCCACACCGAATATCTTAACGAACCAATCAATATTCAAAGTGATATTGGTGATAACTTTACGACCGTCCTTGATTGCTGGAATGATGTGATAAGCCACAGCCTCGTAAGTTTTTCCGCCCCCTGGCCTTCCTGAAATTGCGTAAATCATGAACCTAACCTCGTAAACGGAATCAGTTGAAGCAACAAACGAATCGTGATTGCCGCAAGAATGATTGAGAGACACTGAGGCACACCAACAGCAGCAAAAACCCAAGCCAACGTGGGAGGAATGCTAGTCATATACTGACTCATATCGACAGGCGCAAACAAAGCGAAAACAGAAGGAAGCACCATGTTAACGGCGTTCATCACTTGCTCAACAATCCATAAAAAGATGTCTTTGAGCATATCGAACAGCGTCAATAGAAGCTGGTACAAGAACTCTAAAAGCTTATTGAATAAATCGACTAACCACTCCATGTTAACCTCCAAAGATGATGCGACGAGCAGCGAAAATTGACGTCATGATTAGACAGGCACGAACGAAACCGAAGATCCAATCAAAGTTGATGTAAGTCTCAAAGCTGAAATCACCATAGAACGGAACCGGAAGAACGAAGGACGGACGTTTAGCGTTAGATAAATCCATCTTACCGAATGAGTTAACGAACTTATCAATGGTGTTGTTCTTAAGATTTTCTAGCTGACCTGATACCAGACCATTAAGCCCCTGTGGATAGCCTGAGTTATAGAAACCCTTACAGTTGCCAGCTTGAATACACGTTCCACCAATGCCAGCACCAGAAGTATCTGTATTTGCTATGCCGTCTAGCGTTTCTGATATACCAGCAACATCCTCAGCAATGCCCTCCATTGAACCAGCGATTTTCCCGACGTCCTCACCGACACTATTGATAGCCCCAGTGTTTCTATTTACCGCTGTCGTAATATCTGCGTTAGCTTGCTGAATCAGAGCCTTAGTTTTACGGTATATCTCGTTATCGTTGATTTGTTGCTTTTGCACAGCTTGAGTATTGGTAACTACGGAAGCGTTTAAAGCTCTAATTTCATTTTGAACGTCAGCCTTGTTTTTGTTGATAGAGATATGCAAATCGTTAAGAGCCTTGTTAACATCCTTGTTCATACCTACAACTGCATCAACAACAGCCTTATCCGTTTCAGGCTTAATATCAGGGTCTTCAACGTCTGGTTTACCATCTGGCTTGTCTGGTACAACTACATCATTATCAGAATCAGGAAGCACGCTAGGGTCTTCAATATCCCCACCTGTTGGGTCATCTGGTTTATGGTCTGGATTATCAGGGTCTGTTGGTGGTTTATCAGGCTCAGGCTTGAAACCTTTACACTCAGGGTCAGAGCAAAAAGAAGGACCAGGGGGAACATCACACGCCGGACCTATAACAACATAGTCACCATAACACCAACCGGATTCATTGAAACATAAAGATGTATCTTGAGTAACTGAAGCAGCACAGCCACCGCCTTTGGATGAACACAAGTAGCTCGATGGTACGGACTCTCCCCAGACACTGCTTTTCCATCGGAGTTGTCCACGTTCTCCCTCTACATCTGAGCAATCACGACCGTTACATTCTGATTCCCATGACTTAGTTTCATTGCTACAGGTATAAGAAAACTGTTTTCCTGAAGACTCACATTCATCTCGGGCTGAACTAATTTCGTTGATAGTGGATTGTAAATCGCAATAAGGGGGGGATTCACATTGATGAGTCTCAGGATTAAGCACTTGACCTTCACGGCAAACATCTTCATTTACATAGGTATAGCTAGATACATTGTACGTTTGAGAGCCCTTATTACTTTTCCTACAAACACCCGAGCCTGAATTACCAAATTGAGAAAAGTGACAACCAACATACCTAACATAATCAGGTTGACCATATGGAACAGTATCGTTAAAAGTATCCTTGACATGTTGGTCAACAGCAGCAGCATCAGCAAAACGCTTATTTGAATAGCCTTCAACCCAATACGCAGAACTAGCACTAAACGAAACACTAAGTAATATAAATAGCGTCGCAATGCTTTGTTTAATACTCATATTTCACCTATAAAAAAGGGAGCCGAAGCCCCCTATCCTCTAAAGTTCTGGCTGGCTATGTATCCTGCGATGCCACCCAAAAGCACAAAGACGATGAGTTGGACATCGTGAAGGACAGCCAACATAAACTTATGCCTTGTTCACAGTACGCTTAGCGATAGTGATTGACTTCATTGCCATAGCGATACCGACAATAAGCAGACCAGCAGCACCGATTTTCACAGCAACACCAGAAAGGTCGATTGCAGAGAACGGGTCAGCAGCACCACCCTCAGCAAAAGCCGGAAGAGAAAGCGCTGCGATAGTTACCGTAGCTGTCGCTTTTTTTGCGTACTTCTTAACTTGATTCAGACGTTTCATAACATGTTCCTCAAAGTAGTCTGATTAAACGAATTGCCATTTTTATGGCGTAGGTTGAGAGATAACCGCCAGCGAAAACTAAGGTGAATCCAAAGCCGAACGCTTGCGAAATCTCGTTTGGTGTTACCTGCGTGTAGTCCATCAAATTCGCATATTCTTGAGCCGTCACCATGACGTAACCAGAACATGAACTCGCATCGATACCCGAAACAACCGCTAGGAAACCGTCAGCATTTGGTAGAGCACACACAGGCATAATGAATTCCTTACTTAGCCTTTTCGCTTTGCGTTGGGTTATCGAAAAGACTGCGAATGACTTTGAAATCAACAACCAAGTTACGGCGAGGGTCTTCAGGGTCAGGTTCGTACTCGAACTCAACCAATGCAGGACACATAGTAGTCTCGAACTTAGCAAGAATTGCAGGACTAGAAACGAAAGGCATATCTACAGACTCAATGCCAAACGCAATTTGAGAACCGTTTTCGTTCTCCCAAGGCTTTAGAGCTTTACCAGCGTAAAGACGTCCGATTTCATACTCTTTGCCAGACTTTTTACCGATACCTTTTGAATAAGTACCACCTGTTAAAATGTGACGAATTGCCAT